GACCTGCCAACACTCAGCGAACGGCAAAATGTGATAGTCGGTATCATCTGCAAGGTCAGCGACAGCGAAACTCTGCGGCTGGGCAACACCACAGGCTTGGCAGGGCGTGTGCTGGAGTTTGAAAATCCATATATGACAATGTCGCTGCTGCGGTCATTGTGGCATAGGATAGGCGGCTTTTCGTGGTATACAACGGAGCTTTTTCACCGCCTTGGCGACCCACGATTTGACGTCGGGGACGTTGTGACATACGTCAGCGACAGCGGTGAAAGCTACGATATACCAATAACTAACATAGGATTCAATTTTGACGGCGGACTTTCAGCCGATATTTCTGCGGTGGGTCTGTCTGTGGAAGAACAGCTTTAGGAGGCGAGATAATGGACGAAAATGAGATAACAACTGTGGCTGATACGCAGGCGGAGAATACTGCCGATACAGCAGACACAGGTCAGACAACGCCCACCACTGAGGAGCTTATCCAGCAGCTTACGGCGAGAGTGGCAGCACTTGAAGAAATAGTGGGCGAGGAGGAGTATGAGCTGCGGTACTCGGGCGAACAGACGGACGAGCTTTTAGACGGCGGTACAGCGGTGTTTCGTGCAAAGACAGCGGCGCAGATAGTAAGCCTTGTGAACAGGCTCTACCCACTGTATATGCGGTGGGGGTCTTTCACGGTGAATATGAAGGTCAACGCCGACAACGGCTCACAATGGACTTACAACACACGCACAGGAATGATACCCTCTGGGGTCACGAACCCTGCGGTGTTTATGGTGTGCGACTGGGGCAAAAAGCACTTCAAGTCGCAGAGTTTTCAATACAAAGTCGCAAGCAACGGCAGGGACATCGACTGGGAGGCATACCTTGAACACACCTCAGACCAGGGCGGCACATACGCTTTCAAGGTGTACTATCTCATAGTCGGCAAAAATGCGGAAGGGGGAAGTATAGTTGGCTAGTTTCACGGAAAATCTCGGGCTTAAAAAGCCCGACAGGTCGGACAGGTTCAGCATCGAGGACTTCAACGGCAATATGGATATTATCGACACTATACCCGATATGACGAGCGGACAGAGCCTTGTGGGTGTGTCAGTGGGAGAAGCGTACGGAAATATAGGTATAACAGGCATAGCGGAGGCGGTCGAAGATGAAAATATATGAGGGAACAGACGGACTGAGAGGGCTGATAACAAAGCTTATCGAGGTGTGGGACTTTAAAAAGATAGTCTATGAGGGCGAGGGTGCAACACTCAGCACGAATGATGTTGTATTCAATCTGTGGGTCACTGATGAGGTGTTTCTGCGTGGTCAATTCAGCGACACAGGAACAAACGGCTGGATTGACCTGCGAACGGAAGATTTGACTTGTCCATGTGTTGGAACTTATAGCTACATGTCTCCAAAAAGGCGTTGGGTCATATACAAACAGGACGGCTTGGCAGCCATAGGCATTGACGGCAATCAGAATGACCGCCCAGGCATTAACATCGTTATCGGCGAAGTCATTGACTACGAAACGCAGGAAAAAAGCTACGGCTTGGCAACAAGCTGTGCAGACAACAACATACGGTTATGTTCTGTATTTACTGACGGAATGACGATAAAGTCTGTGCCTGCCAGACCTGTGTGTCGGCGTAAGTGGCTGACCTCTTTCACACCTGTGACATCGTCGACTTTGAACAAAGGCTTTACAAACCTTTATCACATTCTTTCACACACATCGGGGCAGAATGACAGCGACTACTATCCTGATTATGCAGTTCCCACGCAAACAGTGCTGCTCAACGGCAAGAAATATCTGTTAAGCAGATTTGCATTTGAGATAAAGGAGTAAGATATGACAAACATAAAAACAGCGGTCTTAGCCGCTATCGGAACTATCGGGGGCGGCATTGCCGCTCTTTTTGGAGGGTGGACAAGCGCCATGACAACGCTTATCATTTTTATGGTGATAGACTATGCAACAGGCATAATAGTGGCAGGGGTATTCCACCGCTCAGGCAAGTCTAAAAGCGGAGCACTTGAAAGCAGGGCAGGGTTCAAGGGGCTGTGCCGCAAGGGTATGATACTTCTTATCCTGCTTGTGGCGTGCAGGCTTGACCTTATGCTTGGCACAGGGTACATAAAGGATTGCGTGTGCATTGCATTTGTGGTGAACGAAACGCTGTCTATAATCGAAAACGCAGGGCTTATGGGCGTACCGATACCGCAGGTACTCATAAAGGCAATAGATGTTTTAAAGGCTAAGGAGGAGAAATAATATGGGAAATTCAAAGTTGGCTTCTTGGAAGTGGTCGGGCAAGACAGATCATTACAATGTACGAGATCACAAAATCGACAAGATAACTATTCATCACATGGCAGGTAATGCAACGTTGGCAAACTGCTGTACGTCTGTACAGGCTCGTGGCGGCAGCTGTAATTACTGTATCGACAGCAACGGCAAGGTAGGCGTAATGGTGGACGAAAAGTACAGGTCTTGGTGCAGTTCCAACCGTGCTAATGATATGCGTGCTGTGACTATCGAGGTAGCAAATGACAGTGGTGAACCGAATTGGCATGTCAGCAAAAAGGCTATGGCTGCGTTGATAAAGCTGTGTGTGGATATTTGCAAGCGTAATGGTATCAAAAAGCTCAACTACACGGGCAACATCAGCGGTAATCTTACAATGCACAAATGGTTTGAGGCGACGGGTTGTCCGGGACCATATCTCAGTGGTAAGTTCGGTTACATAGCAAAACAGGTCAACGCAAAGCTTAGCGGTACGAGTTCGATCAACAAGCACACAGCGAAGTTCAAGTCCTACAAGGTGAAGATAACTTGCAAGGGCGGAATGAACGTCAGAAAGGGCGCAGGCGTGTCCTGTGCACTCGTCAAGGGTGTTATGGCAAAGTACGGCTTTATCTACACTATTGTAGCCGAAAAGGTAGTTGACGGTCAGACTTGGGGCAAGCTCAAGAGCGGTGCTGGGTGGATCTGTTTGACGGGGTTTGCTAAGAAAGTTTAGTTTTATATTGTATGAGTAAGGAAACAGCCGTCTCGGACTTTTTATGGGTCTGAGGCGGCTGATTTTTTTGTTATAAGCCTATATTTTGTTTGATCATTCTGCAACCAATATCCAAATTTTCAGGGAACAATGTAGATTCGTCTATACCAAGAGATTCGAGATGACTTAAAATATCAAGTTTATCTTCCTTTGGAATTCTTATCAGCTTTTTGATTAATGTGTCTTTCTTAGATAAGCTTTTGATGTTATTAATAAAACAAAAATCTTTATTCACTACTGCAAAGGATTCTTCATAATTGGAATAGATAATTTCATTAGGAAAAATCAAATAGCTTCCATTTTGAGCTTTTTGTCGAGTAGTGTACTCCGGTAATTGTGCCCATATTGGTTTGTGATGCAAAACGCAGTAAGACTCTACTCCAGATGAATGCATATTTGGAGTCGCTCTATAATCTAATCTGTTAATTTTCATAAATTCTTTTACAGAGATTTTATCGTCAAATTTATAAAAGCTTGACAAAGCAATGGTATCTTGATCATCACCATATGACAAATTATCGTAAGAAAAGACTATAACCTCACCGTCATCTATTGAATTTCCATTATCTTTGCAGGCAAAGTAAAGCGCAACCAGCGGATTAGATGTAACGTCCAACAATCTTGTAGGAATGCCATAATGTTGAAGCCTTGAAAGTAGCTCCAAATCATTCTTTGCGGTCCCAAATATTTCGGGGTATTTGTTTTTGGCTTGTCTTATTAACTTAGATTCAAATTCTAAATACGTCTGTTTGCTATTCGGGAGATTATGACATATTGATGGAATTATACTATATTTATAATTGTTTTGCCCTCTGTATAGAAGTGTATTTTGACCTTTTACCTTATTTAATTTATGGATTATGTCTATGTACTCA